CGGGCCCGGCGCAGGCCGATGTGCTGGGCGTACATCGGCGAGGAGTCGCCGCCCTCGGTCTCCAGTTGGGCGGTGTACTGGTCGGCTTCGTCGGTCATGGCGGTGAGGCGGGACTCAACCTCGGCGAGCACCTCGGCGCGGTGGGCGTCGACGAGTTGCTCGGCGTGAGCCACGTCCGCGAGGGTGGCGATCCCGCCGTAGCTGTCTTCGGAGAGCGCGGCGATGATCTGACGACGGACGCTCATGCGGACCGCCTCCGGTCCTGCTGGCCGGGCACGGAACGGGGAGCCGCGATCTGCGACAGCCGCTCCGCCATCCGCGCCACGGCCTCTCCGTACACCGGGATCACGCCGTCGTTCGCGAACTCCTTCAGCAGGTCCCGCATCTTCTCGTCGAAGGCGTGTCGGGCATGCGAGTCCCGGCCCTGGTGGACGGCGGCCCGCAACAGGTCTGCCGTGTCGGCGAGTTCCTGCACGAGCGCCTTGGGGTCGTCGTCGGCCTTCGCAATCAGTTCGGCGAACACGGCCTTCATCAGGAACGCAGACGCGTCCAGCTCGGCGCCCCCGGGAGACGCGGCGATCAAGACCGGGAACGGGCCGTCGACGGTGGTCTTCTCGTCCGCGACGTACGCCGTCGTAACGATGGTGCGGCCCGTGCTCTCGGCGGGAACGACGCGGCGGCCCTTCGCCTTGCGGATGAGCCGCCACTCGCCGGGCTTGGTGACGAACGGCTTCTGGTCGGTCCACAGGTAGTCGAACTGCTCGCCGTTGAAGGTCTGCTTCTGGGCGCGCAGGGCGTCGCGTTGGGCGGCTTCGAGGGTGACTGCGGTGTGGGTGGGCTGGCCGCCGTGCATGGCGACGAAGACGGTGTTCACCGGATAGCCCCTTCTGGGCTGGTGTGGAGAAGTGCGTGGAGGGTCGTGCGAGCGCGGGCGGCGACACGGGAGGCGTCGTGCCTCACGGGGCCAGCAGCGACGAGGAGCCGGTCGAACCGGCCCGACTCGACCGCCCGGCGCACGGCCGGACGCGGGTCGAAGTCGGAGCGGTGCGCGTCGGCGAACAACAGCGCCGGAATCGACACCAGACCCGCGACACCCACACCGAGGAACACAGCGGCCAGCGGGTGCAGATCAGCGAAGAGAGTCAGCACGGGGCACCGCCCTCTCCGCACGCGTTGCAGGTGAACCCGGTGGGCGGCTTCCCGTCGCACTGCGGGCAGACGGGCGTCTCGGGCAGGAGCTGAGACACCGGCACCCGGAAAAGGGCTGCCATGGACACCAGCTCGTCCACGGACCACACCCGCTGGCGTCCGCTGTGCGCTTGCTCGGCCTGAGACCACGTTGCGTTCGACCAGTGCTCTCCGTGGATTGCCGCGAAGCGCTGAGCGGCCTCCACCTGCGTCCAGCCGCGCGCCTGTCGCAGCCGCCGAACGTTGGCGCTCACGAAGCGGGCCACGTCCATCGGGCGGGCGGCCTCGGCCTTCTCGTCGGTGGCGATCCCTGCGAGGTTCAGCAGTTCGTTGCGCGGTACGCCCAGCGCGTCGGCCAACTGCGACAGATGGGACGCTTCGGGAACGGTGGAGCCAGCGAGCATCCGGCTGACGCTGGCCTGCGACATGCCAGTCGCCTCGGCGAGGGCCTTCTTGCCGCCGCCGCGCGGGCTGTCGATGTCGAACCCAGCCTCGCGGGCCGCCTTCCGCACGTACTCGAAGAAGTCAGCCACGGCCAGCACCGCCCGTCTCGGGCAGGTCGTGCGGGACCCGGCCCTTGTGCAGGAAGGGGTAAAACTCGCCCTCCGGCTCACGCAACGCCTGCGACGGCGCCAGCAGCCTCGTCAGCTTGTCCACCGACGCACCCACCGACGGGCCCGGCACGTACGGCTTCATCGCCAGAGGATCAACAGCGAACTCCCTCGCCAACTCGTCCTCACGCGCCCACACCGCCTCGCGCTCCGCGAGCTGCTGCAGGACGACCGCCTCGCCCTCGTAGTCCCCGTCCTGGCGAGCCTGCGCGGCCAACTGACGGTACGAGTCCCGAACCTCGACGCGATGCCGCTCCACGGCCGGGCGCTCCAACTCGGCGATCCGGTCCCTGTTCGCCCGCAGAGCCTTGGCCGCGTCGTCGGCCCACTCGTTCGTCCGGTGCCGCTCCTCAAGCAGGGCGGCGACCTCGGCTCGCAGTGCACGGCGCCCGCGCTGCGCCGACGCCAACGCCAGCCGCAAGCGCGCGTTCTCCTGCTCCTCCTCCCACCGAGCCAGACACGCACCCATCACGTCATCGCGAAGCTGGTCCATCTCCGACCTCGGCTCCGGTGCGACCGGCATCGGCAACGCACCCCGAGCCGCCACCGCATCCGGCAGATTCGTGATCGACCCGTCCGCGCTCATGCGGCCACCGCCGCACTGCGCAGCACGGGCAGGATGTCCTGCGTCGACGTCGCCAGCGCGTACACCTCGATCGCCACCGCAGCCCGCGCCCGCGTCGCCGGTAGCGCCGTCTGAAGGCGCCACGCCCGCACACCCGGCGTCGGGTAGGACGACACGCGGCCACCCAACTCCGTCAGCCACGACGCCATGTCGTCGATGTCCGCGAGCATCACCCGCACCACATCGGGCTCCGGCACCATCGACGGCGCGGGCAGCCCCGTCCGGTCGATCAGCGCCTGCACCGCAGTCGCGTTGTCCCGCTGCCTGCCATACGGCGACGGCAGAGGGGCCTCCGGCAGCGTCATCACACGGACGCTCTCGCCGGGGAAATCGGTAGGATTACTCAAGGTGATCCACTCCTTTGATGAGATCTGGTGGATTGCCGAAGTCGTTGGCTCGCCGGGCCGGGAAGTCGGGCGGGCCATCGGCGTGAAAGGGATCAAGCAGCGTCAGCCGGCTTGTCCGCCGGCCGAGCCGCACGAGAAGCGGCGAACAGGGCCCGCAGTGCCATGACCTGCTCGGGGCTCCACGGGGGAGCGGCAGCGACGCTGTCGTCGACCCGCTTGGTGTTGTCGGGGCCGAAGGTGGCCTCCGCGTCGGCGAGAGAGAACGGCTTGCTCATGCCGCGCTCAGCTCAGCAAGCCGGTTTGCGGCGGGCTCCAGCCGCTCGACCGGGGTGCACAGCACCATCAGCTCGACGCCAAGCACGTCGCAGATCGCAGCGACCGTGGAGCCCTGAAGTCGGGGCCGCTCGCCAGTCAGGACGTTGCTGATGGTGCCGCTGGCGATGCCGGCCAGCCTGGTGAGCTCTCGCCCGCTGATCTCGGCACCGGTCTTGGTGCGCTTCATCAGGCGTTCGAGGAGTTCCGCGTCGACGACGAAGAGGAGGTCTTGGGCGGGTTGGGCGGGGATGGATGTGGTCACTCGTCCACCTCATGCAATGAATCGCCTTGCGGTGTTGCACCGCTTGGATGACTGAAGCATTGCATGGCGTGGACGCTCTGTCCACTGTCTTGGATGGTCGAGTGTGAAATCCGCCAAAGAACCTGTGCGCCCTAGTGCGCGCCATCCATTTACGTGGACACTCTGTCCAGCGCGCAGGGTAAAGAGCCTTGCGTTATCAGGGGGGTTGTCAGCCACACCCCCCTGATCGCGTGGACACCCCCAAGCCCACGAGACCCACCGGAGTGGCATCATGACCGTCATGGCAGCGCGAAATTCCAAGGCGACGAGCGGGCGGACCCAGTTCCGCGACATCGTCGCGCGCCGGAAAGAAGAGATCGGCCTCGGCTACGAGAGGCTGGCAGCGCGCTGCGTGGACCCCGAATCAGGCGAGCAGACCGTCAAGGGGAGCTGGCTGCACCGGCTGGTCACGGGCGAGAGTGTCGAGCCGCCGTCGTACGAGATGCTCCGCGGCATGGCGGCCGGCCTTGATGTGCCGGTAGGTGTTCTTCAGGACGCGGCGAGCGCCCAATTCTTCGGGTCTGAGCCTGTGTTTGGCGAGTCGGCTGAGGTGCGGGCGTTTCTGGCGGATGCTGACCGGCTGACGCCTGGTCAGCGTGAGGCGATCCGGACTCTCATGAGGTCGCTGTCCGAGGGTCGCTAATCCGGACATCTGGCATATTCGCCGCCGTGATCATTGGCCATGGCGGTCACTGCCGGTAGTACTTATTGGCGGGGTGTAGTCGCAATCCGGCCGGGATGGCAGCATTGGCGGACCGCCTGGGAAGCGTGTGATTGAGGTAGCCTGCACGGGCATCCAGTTCGAACGTGCGTGCTATCGAATTTGTAGAAGCGGCACGTCCATGGGGGTCCCATGCCGGAACACTGCACCGCCAGCACCGCGCGCAAGACGGTCCGAGCGCAGATCGTTTTCAGTGACGAACTGCCCCCAGGCTGCCCACCGTTCGAGCTCCCCGAGGGCCGGATGATGATGGAGATCGAACTCGAAGATCTCACCCTCCTGATCGTGCGCCCCGGGTCCATGGCGCGTGAGCTCCTCGACGAGATGAACCGTTACGCCGAGCGGGTGACGACCCTCGGAATCTGGTCCCGGGACCCGTCCCGGTCCGGCCTGTCTGCGGCCATGCTGAGCTTCGCGGGTCGCTGACCTGCACCGTTAGGGGTGGGTTTCCTTCGCGTTCGGCCTGCCGAATGCGTGTGAAGCCCACCCTTAGCGTGTCATGATGAGGCATGCACCGAGACCCAGCCGACCCGCAACTCGCCTGCATCTACTGCCGCATGAGCGAAGACCGCGAAGGCGGCGGCCTCGGCGTAGACCGCCAGCGCGAAGACTGCGAACGGCTTGCCGCCGACCTCGGCCTCACCGTCATCAAGGTCTACACCGACAACGATCTCAGCGCCTACAGCGGCAAACCCCGCCCCGACTACCAACAGATGCTCGACGACCTCCGCAACGGGCTCTACGGCACCGTCATCGCCTGGCACACCGACCGCCTCCACCGACGCCCCTCCGAACTGGAGGAGTACATCGACGTATGCGAGCCGCGGAACGTGCAGACCCGTACCGTCAAAGCAGGAGCCCTCGACCTCACCACCGCAACCGGCCGGTGGCAGGCCCGCCAGCTCGGGGCCATGGCCCGCTACGAAGTCGAGCGGATGATCGAGCGTCAGCGTCGGGCACGCGACCAGAAAGTCCAGCGCGGCGAATGGTCTGGCGGCCCCCGCCCCTACGGCTGGGAAGCCGACGGGATCACCCCCATCGCTGAAGAGATCGCGGTCATCCGTGAGGCGGCCGAAGCGATCCTCGCCGGCGCGTCCGTCCGGGCCCTCGCCGCCGACCTCAACGACCGCGGCCTGCGCACCTCGACCGGAGCGGTGTGGGACGGCAGCAGCCTGGTGCGGATGCTGAAGCGGCCCCGCAACGCGGGCATTCTGCAGCATCGCGGTGAGGAGGCGGGTCCGTCGAAGTGGGACGCGGCGATCGACGAGCCGACATGGCGGAGCCTGCGCGCCGTCCTCGACGACCCGTCCCGGATCCCATCAGCGTCCAACGTCCGCAAGCATCTGGGTAGCGGGCTGTACCTGTGCGGGGTGTGCGGGGAGACCCTGACCTCGTTCTCGAAGGGCGGTGGTAAGCCGGCGAAGTACAAGTGCCGCAAGAACGAGTGCGTGCTCCGGGACCTTGCCCTCCTCGACAAGTGGGTGCAGTTCCACCTGCTCAAGCGGGCCAAGGCTCCTGACTCGGCTGAGCTGTTTGCTGGGCGGGAGGAGGACGGGGTCGATGTGAAGGCCGCGCAGGCGGAGGTGAAGACGGCGCGGGAGCAGCTGGACGAGTTGGCTGCGGCGTTCGGTGCGGGTGAGATCGACATGCAGGAGTGGCGGGTGGCCCGTTCGGGTGCGCGGGCTCGGAAGGAGCGGGCTGAGGCTCTGCTGGCGTCTGCGGTGAAGGTGAACCCGGTAGCGGGTCTTGTCGGTGCCGATGACGTTGAGGCGTATTGGGCGGGGCTGGATTTGGCGCGGCAGCGTGCGGCGGTCGACTGGGCGATGGCGGTGCGGGTTCTTCCCGCGCGGGTTGGGCGGCAGCCTGGTGGGGCGTACTGGGATGCGGACGCGGTGCGGATCGAGTGGAAGTGACAGGGCCCCCAGCCGCACGGCTGGGGGCCCTTTGGCCCGGTCTCCGGTCGCCTGGGAAGTTTGCGGAGGCGGGCCGTTCTTGGGAATGCAAACGTTGCATTGGGTTGTATGACGTCTGCACGTATCTGGCAGGTTCCCAAGATCGCAAGATTTACCTGGGCAGGTAAAGACTTCCGTCCATGATCGATCAAGCGTGGGCGGGTGCCTCTCGACCCCATGCCCGACTGGGTCCCCTACCGCCGCCGACAGATCGGGGAACGTATCCGCACCGCACGCCGCCAGGCGGGCCTCTCCCAGATTCAGCTCGGCGAACGCATCGGCCGCGACCACAAGACGATCCACCGCTACGAAGTCGCCAGCAGCATCCCGACCCTCGTCGACCTGCTGCTCATCGCCGACGCCCTCGGTGTGCCGCTTGCGGATCTGGTGCGGTGACCCGCAGCCGGCTCGGGGGAGACCGGACCACGGGCCACCGCCGCCCGCACAGGTGCTGCGGGCGAGCCTGCCGCCAGGGGTGGACACCAGCGGCAGGAGTCT